GCCGTGCGCTGCGCATGCGAGCGCGTGTTGCCGACCTCACGCTCGTCCGATTCCGTCGTGGCAATGGTCATCTTCTGCTGCGGATTCATCGGGTTTCCGCCCTGCGTCGCATGGCGAACCTGGATGTTCGCCGACGCTCGCTGCGAGTACGACGGGTCACCTTCCTCGTACTCTTCGAGAAGCACGAGCCAGCCCGCCTTGACCGCACCACGAAGTTGCGGGAGCACGTACTCGACACCCTCGACGGTCGCCTTCTGGCCGTCGAAGAGAACCTCGGTCAGCGCCTTGACCGGCACGCCCGTGCCGCCGAGGCTGAACGGTCGCGTTGAGATGAAGGTGTACGGACTGCCCGCCCGGAAGATGATTTGTCCAGTGGCGGGGTGGCGGGGTGTGGTGTTCACATTCGGATGCGCGTTCATGGCTGATGTGCTCCTCATTGGGGTGAGAAATCCCCCAATAGGAACAAGCCATCAGTGCCTTATCGCACTTTCGACCCGGAAAAGCGTCACTCGTCGGACGATTTGTCGCCCTTTTCCGCCTCGTCTACCAGAGCCTCCATCACGGAATCGTCGCTCTCCCACACGTCGTTGATGTTCGTATCCGACTTGAGGATGCCGAGCGCGGACTCAATCGTCTGAGCCTCCATCTGCTTTAGGAAGAGAGACCCTTGAAGGTAATCCCCGATCTGCCGAAGGATGTCCTTGAACGCCGCCTCAGGGCTACAGTGCGGAATCGATCGCCACTCTTTTTCGAGATTGGACACGACCTGACCGTCGTCGTCGATGCGTTCGACGCCAACGAGCTTGGCCGTCAGAGTCCAATCCTCGATGCCCACGTCGTTCGGCGAGTGCTTGAACGAGAACGTTACTTCCGGGATGGTGTTGAGCACGCCCGCGCGTGTGGACGTGACAAGGATCTCTGAGACTTTCACAAGGCGGTTCATGGGCCGCCTCTACACCGGAGTCAGGTCTTACCCAACACCTTCTGCATGGTCCTGAAGATCATCGCGATACGACCGGCGACGAGCTTGGGTGTTTGCTCGACCTCGTGTTGCCAGACACGAATGACGAGCCAGCCTTCCTTCTTCAGGGCGGCGTCAAAATCCTGCACCCGTTTCCAAGCACGCAGCGACTTCCGCTTCGGGAAGTGCCACGGACATCGATCCTCGTAGCAATCCCGCACGAACACGACAATCTGACACGAAGGGATCGTGAACGTCGGGAAGACGCCCATCACTGTTTCGGTCGTGCGGAAACGGATCCCCATCTCCCAAAGGGTCGTTCGCAGCAGCTTCTCAGCGGCGGGACCTGATGTCACGTCAACAGCGATTTGATAATGGATTCGCGGGTGTCAGAATCAGGACGACGGGCTACGTCGATGAGCACAAAAGCAGAAAGGCCATCCCGTTTCCGGGATGGCCTTTCTTACGGCTAGCCTATTTCTAGGCTACTCGCTCAGAAGCGCGTGACAACGAGGCGCGTGAGACCACGGGGGTTGAAGGCCCCAATGCCCACGTTCTCGAAGCAGCTAAACCCGATCGTGCGGGCCTTCGGATCATCGGCCGACAGAACCGTGAGTTCCGTGCGGACCGGGAAGCGGCCGAAGTTCTCCGGCTCGGCGCAGACGTACACGAAGCCGACCGGGACGAGACGCGAGATGATGATCTGCGCGCCCCACAGAACCGCCTGGAGACCGGTCTTGAGCAGGGTGGCCTGCGACTCGATGTCCAGGATGTCACGGCCGAACTTGCGGATGTCCGCGTAGTCCACCGCGTTCATGTAGATGCGGGCGACACGAAGGTCGTGACGCTCGATCTCCGCGAACGCATCCGCGAGAACCGACGGCGAGATCGGCGCGACGACCGACACGTCCGGGTTCGTCTGGCCGGGGAGGGTGTCGAAGCCCGAGACAGCGATGCTGTCGAGGACCGCGAACACGCGCTCGTCTTCCGCAGCCTGGATCTGCGCCTTGGCGAGATCCTGAGCGCGCTCGATCAGATCGAAACGACGCTCCTTGATCTGCGTGAGCGGAATCTCCGGGTTCGAGGCGATCTCGAACAGCGGGAAGATCACGCGACGCGGCTTCTGGATTGCGAGAATGTTCTCGCCTTCCTCGCCGACCACGAACGCCGTAACGTCCGGGTCCTTGTCGTAGATCGGGAGAGCGCCGTCCGGGAGCTGCTCGACCAGGAAGGTCTTGCGGCCGACCGCGGTGTAATCGCGGCGGAGGCGCAGGGGCTGGATCATCGAAGCAGCGAGCTTCGCACGGCCTGCGGCCGTCTTGATGTACTCGCTGATGATCTGCTGCTTCTTCTCGTTGGAAACTTGCGGGTTCATGGGCGTCCTTTGCTCCTCTTGTCCGTCTTGCTCAGACGCGGAGGTCGATCACGAGGAGCGACGAGTTGGCGTCGGGGGCGACCTTGACCACGCCGATGATCGTCGCGGTCGAGCTGGCGAGGGTCTCATACGCATCCGCGGAGACATTCGTCACGAGGCCGTTGGCGCTCGCGTACACGAGGTCACCGGCGTTGTAGGTGATGGCGTTGCCGGCCGAACCACCCGTCTGAACCCTGGTCTCGTAGACCGCGAGGCCCACGCAAGAGCCCGAGCCGCAGACGTACGGGCCACGGCCCGACGCCACGCCCGGCGTGTTCTCGAACGCGTTTCCAACCGCGTCGTTGATGAAGATGCCGAGAGGTCGCTGGCCCGCGTTGTACGAGCCCGAAACCTTGACCGGGCCGCCGTGATAGCCGTTGCCGTAGTCCGGGCGGGTGAAAGCGACAGTGCCTCCGAGGACACCAGGCTTGACGATGTTGGCGAGGGTGGTGCTCTTCTGCGTGGTGACGACAGGAGGATTTGCTTGCGTGAACGCATCCGGCGTCAGAAGACCCAGCGAATTGCGGGTCACGACGTGGAGGAGCTGCACGCGAGCAGAGGTCTCCTTGAAATCACCCGAGCTTTGACCGCCGATAGCGTAGCTCATATCTGAGACTCCTTACGATGGGCTGAGTGGGCAGGGGTGTTCGATACCATCTACATATTTGGAGGAGACGGGGCTCTCAGAGGAGCCCCGAAATCCTGATCACTTGAGGCCGAAGTGCTCCGAAACGTCGGGAGCCGAAGTCCAGAGGCTGGACAGAGCATCCACGTCGCTCGCGGTCTTCGTCTGCGGCGCGCCGGTGCCACCCACGCGGGAGACTCCCTGCGTCGGGCGGGTGCCGACCGTACGGGTCGAAGCCGTGCGGACCGCCGCCTGCTTCTGACCTTCCTGCGCCTGCTCCGCGTCCTGGGATTCCTGGTTCGCGAAGAGCGTCTTCAGAACGTCGTCCTCGGGGCCGAGGCCGATCTCACCGACATCCATCGGCGAGGGCTCCATCTCGATCTCGCCCATCATCGGGTCGGCAGCGCCGCCCGGAGCGAGCATGTCGTCGAGGAGCATGTCGTCGGTTGCCTGCTGCTGCATCGGCGCCTGCTCCTCCGCGGGAGCCTGCTGCTGGCCGGCGAGGGCCTGCTGAACCGCCTGCTGGACAGCCGTCTGAATCATCGACTGCATCTGCTGCATCGACTGCTGCTGCATGCCAGCCTGCTGCTCCTGCTGCTGACCGGCCTGCGACTGCTGCGCGGGCGCCTGCTGCGACTGACCCTGGTCGTCCTGGGCCTTCTTCTTCGAAGCCATCACAGGAGCCTGCTGCTGGCCGCCCATCGCCTGCTGGACCATCTGCTGGATGGCAGCCTTCGCGCCGTCCATGTCGCCCTGCTGCATCGCCTGCATGCACTGGCTCATCGCCTGCTCGTACATGCCGCCGGCCTGCTGCTCCATCTGAGCGGGGGCCTGCTCCTGCTGCTGCTCCTGAGCCTGCGACTGCTGGGCAGGCGGCGCCTGCTCCTGCTGCTGCTCCTGGGCCTGCGCCTGCTGCGCGGGCGCCTGCTCGCTCTGCTGCTCGTCGTCACCGGCGAGGCGCTGGAACGTGTCGATGAGGTCCGAGTCCGCGAGCGACATGAGCGAGACCGCCTGGTCTTCGATCGCCGTCTCCGATGCCTTGCGGAGCATCAGACGAGCAACCTTGACGCAGAGGTCTGCCTTCTTGACGAGAAGAGCGTTGTCGGCCGCCGTCTTCTCAGCGTGGTTGTACGTCTCGGGGCGCTTTTCCGGCATCCCGATCTCGTCACGCTTCGTCTGACCGTTGGCGTACTCTTTGTCCCACTCGTTCGGGGAGTGAACATCCTCGGCCCACGACGACGGGTCGCCGTTCATGTACTTCTCGGCCGGAGGGTTCTTCGAGACGTGGTCCTGATTCATGAGGTACGGGTCGGCCTTCTTCTGCATGGCCGCAACTCGCGCCTTGATCTCGTCGGTCTTCCAGGTGGTGCGCTCACGCATGACAGGTCACCCTTTTCTGAACAGTGTGGAGTTATAGATAGATTCACGACCCCAAATCGAAGAGTCGTCCCTTGTCGATCAGAGATGACACTTCGTCGGAGCTGAGGTCACGGCCGACAACACGCCGGCACGCGGAGAGATACGATTCGATGTCCTCAAACCGAGCCATCCCGCCCACCCTCAAGATGGTGCGGTAGACTCGTGACTCACCGGCCTTGATGGACCGCTTTGTCATGAGATCAAGCATGCGAGCTACGGCGAGCAACTCGCGGCCAGAGAAGCTGCCCGTCTTCACGAGCGCGCTCCAGCCATTGTGCTTGTAGAGCACAAGACCCAAAAAGATCTTGCGTGCGAGTTTCACATCCCGAGCGGTCGTGAGGACTTCCTTGGCGATCTTGCGCCACGCGGGATCCTTCGACGCCGTCTTGATGAGTGTCTCGTTGTCGCTGTTCTCAGTGTTCAGACGAGCCGCCTCGTCTTCACCGATTTCGCCGCGGACCTTTTCGATGACCTTCTCACGAACAGTGCTCGCGAGATCATCGACGACCTTCTTGATCGGGTCGTTGTCCTTCTTGTCATCCTTCGGCGCCTGCGTGTCTGTGGTCGGGTCCTGCCCGAACTGAGCACGAAGAGTGCGAGCGGCGCGCTGCATCGAGTTCGAGTCGGCGACACGAACAGGTTGCGAGAAAGCGGCCATCATCTTGCCGCCGAGGTTCGCCACGTCCTTGGGCGAAAGAATGTTGCGAAGCACCGCGCCTTTGAACGCAGGGTTTGCAACCCAAGACGCCTCGATGAATTTGACGGAGCCCGGCTCCTCTTTGACATGTCCGCACAGCTCAGCGATCTTGCGCTTCGTGCCGAACTCGTCGAAGAAGTCGTTGCCCTTCAGGTACTTGATATGCGGGCAAAGCTGCGTCTCGTCGTACGCCACGTTGCCGCACTTGGTGCAGACCGTGAACGTTACCTGACACCCCATCGAGAGCGTCGAGAGCGAGCCCGCCGTGATCGCGTCGATCAGCGGCTTGTGTTTGCGGTTCGTCGCGACGAGGATGTCCACGTAGAGCGAGTCGCCGATGTCACGCGCCGCAGCATCGATGATCTTGCCCTTCGACAGCTCCGGGATCTGAATGTGCTCGACGTAGTTCTCGCCGCCCGTGAAAGTACGAAACGCAGACAGAAGGAGCTTGCGCTCCCAGCAGTCGTTGTTGTTGTTGATGTACTTGAGAGTCTCGGGCTTGACGTAGTAGTCCGCATACCGACGATTGATCTGAAAGTTGTCGACGAGCTGAGTGCCCAGCGGCACCTTCACGTCTTGAGTGTCAACTGACGCGATGATCGTGCAGTGAGAGAGCAGGTACTCTTTCGGATCGTACTTATCGAGTACGACGCGAGCTTCACGCGCGTTGTGTGAGCGACCGACGACGGTGCCCTTTCGGCGCGTGTCGATCCATCCCGCCATATCAACGACGGGCCGGACGACGTGAGCGTTCGCGTACTTGTTGAAGGCCATGCTTACTTCTTCTTCAGCTCACGGGCGAGATATTCCATCTCGTTGGCTACCTTGCCCATCTGAGCATCGAGCTGGTACATCATGTCCTTCGTGTGCTTGACATGACTGTCACCGTACATGTCCTTCGTGACCATGCCGGTTGCGTCGTCGTACGCGTCCTGAAGGATCTCCCACTCTGTACGGAGGTCGCCACGAGCGTGGAACAGCTTGATCGCAGCCTCGAAAAGGCGAGCGATGATTTGCTCCTTCGTGTACTTCGAGCGGGCTGTCTTCATCGAGGCGCGAACAGCCTCACGTGCAAGCTTCGGATCCATCACCACTCCACGGGTTCGCCGTCAGGACCGAGAAGATCCGCCTGACGCACAAGGAAAAGATCTTTGGGGCACGCGAAGAGACGCACACGTGCGCCCTTCTCCATTTTGTAGGTCGTCTTGCGCATCGAGGTGCCGCACTTGGGGCAGCCGGGCTTGCGCGAGCCCAGGTCAGAGGATGTCGCGCGATACTGACGGTTCGCAGCCGCCCAATACGCGGCGCTCTTCGCGGCAAACTCCGTCACGAACATGTTCGCGAGGTTGTTGGCGACGAGGTAGAACTTCGCGATCTCGTCGCGCATAGAGCTGTCGTCGGTGCCGTACTTGGCGTAGCGGAGCCACATCTCGTCGTACGCCGCCACTTCGTGCGCGCCCTTCGACCAGACCTGAGCGAGGTCACGGTGGAAGCCCGCAGGAAGTTCCGTCGTGCGCCAGTTCTTCTGAACGGCGGCCTGCTTCTGACGAGCCACGTCCCAAGACATGTACGTCTGATCGAGCGTCGGAGGCAGCCACTCGGCCATCTTCGAATCGACTCGAACCACGTCGTCCGGGAAGACGCGCTCATTCCCATACGGGAACTGCACGTCGAGGACTCCGAGGCCCTTGTGTACCGCCGTGACGCGACCAACGAAAGGCGACAGCGAATACCCACCCTGACCCGGCGCGTAGCGCTGGACGGTGTCACCCGGCTTGAAGTCCTTCGTAAGCTTCCAGTAGTCGATCACGTGTGACCCCTTATGACAGGTACGCAGTGATCTCGTATCGACCCGACTGGTGCTTGTACCAAGCCACGCGCACCATCGAGTTTGTGATCGAGACGGGCGAGAACGGGTCAGTCTCGTTCGAGAATGCGATGTCCAGAGTGCGCTCGCCCGAGTCGCCCATGAACAGATGGGCGCTCAGAGTCGAGTCCCACTCCAGACCGTGCTTCGCAAGGACCTCCCCAATCGCCGAGAGACCCTGACCGACGGTGTGAAAGCTGCGGTTCCCATCGAGCCCGGCATGACTCAGATCCGCGTTGAGACGCGAACGAATCGCCGAGTCGAGGTGACCCGCAGCCGCTGCCACCACCGACAGAGCCTCTGCGGCAATCAGAAGACGGTCCATGAGGTGCTTCAGTGACCCGGCGCGAGCGGACGGCCGCTCGTGCTCTTGCCGTGAGCGACGGCGCTCGACTGGTCGTCGCCGTACGCCTTCATGTACGGCTCGTCCGACTCGGTCTGAACCGGCTGCATCGGGTTCTTGAACGCCTGCATGTAGCCTTCGTCCGAGTCACGCTGAAGGACTTCGGCCTGGCGGCGCTCGAAGGACTCCTTGCCGAACGTGGTCGACTCGATCGAATCCGCGACGGTGTCGAGGTCGTTCACGATGGCTTTGGCCGTCTCGAAGGGCATGCCCCACGAGGCGTGGTGTTCCTGGATGTGAGAAGCGATCTTGTCCAGACGGGCAAGAACCGCATCCGCCTGGTCAGCAGCGAATTTGGGCATCGACATGGTTACCGTCTCCGTTTTGGGAGTGTTCTGGCTGATGTTCAGCCGAGGTTCTTGATGGTCTGAAGGAGGGGAAGGTACGCCTCGCGCAGATGCGGGTTGGCGTGAGCGAGCTTGATGACAGTCGTGCGGAGCGCCGTGTACGACGACGCAGACTTCTGCTGCCCCTCGTCGTCCTTCTTTTCGCCGCCGTCTTCCTTCTTCTTCATGTGCTCCAGGAACTGCGGCGGAACCTTGCCCGCCTGGTGCTGGTCCTGAGCAGGCGCTTGCTCGCCCTGGTCGTCCTGGGCGACCTTCGTCGCGAGGTCGAGCAGCTCGTATGCAAGCGAGGGGTTCTGAGCCGCGACGCGAGCCGCGAACTGGCGAATGTGAGCAGCAGCCTTCATGTTTTTAGCCTCTCCGGTGGTTGACGCCCCATAAGTGGATTCGGAGCCGGCTTGACGACCCTGGGGCCGGGTCTGCGGCTGGTCATTCGAGTCGATGGTGCCAGCCTGCTTAGACCCGCCGAGCTTCGCGAGCAGGTCGTCATAGACCGGCGGCTGGAGGCCCACCGAGTACTTGCCGTCGTCCGCGTGGCGGATGGCGAGGTCCAAAGCTGCTCGGAGCTGGGTGTCACGGACAATGCCGTCCACGCTCTGCGCAAGCACGGGCGCGCGCAGCCACTCGCGGGCCGCCTTGAGGATGGTGTCGAAGTCCTTCGACGAAAGGTCGCGCTGGTGGACCTGCGTCCACTTCGTGTACGGCGCAAAGCCTTCATGGCCCTTCGGATAGGGCTCGACACCCCAATAGACGGCCTTCTTGGCAGACGTACCCATTGTCAAATGATGGGGATAAGAAGAAATGTGGACTCGTGAGAGCACCCGCTCGCGCAGGAGGACCCTTGCGACCACCTGAGACGCCTCTTTGGAGATGCCAGACTGTCTAAGAAGGTCCTCACGAACCTTACGGCTGCGCTTGCGCTTGTCTGAGGTGTCACCTCGGAACGCCTGGTACTCCGGAGGGGGTTGCGGCTCGGGATCGTCATCAAAGACACGCTTGCGGTGCTCCTGCACCTCCGGCATGTCCTGAAGTCGCACCTCTTCGGAGCCTGGCTCAGAGAGGGACGCGGGCGTGCCGTCGGGCGAGCCCCTGTACGGGTGCTCTTTCTTCGCCTTCGCGGCTTCCTCGCGCTCTTTCTTCTTGCGCTCTTTGGCGTCGACCTTCTCCTGCTCCTTGCGCTTCTTCTCCTGGCGGGCGCCCCACTCCTCGTGGTCGTGCTCGTAGCGATCGAAGTCGAACTCGCGCTTCAACCCTTTGAGGACGGGGTACTTTTCAGGGGCAAGAGCGCGCATCTTGTCGACGACGCGGTCTGCAAACTTCTCCGCGGGGTCGATGCCCGTACGGACATCCTTCGGGG